GTTCCACTTGTTCCTGAAGAACCATCCGTACCACTTGTTCCTGAACTACCATCTGTACCACTTGTGCCTGAACTACCATCCGTACCACTAGTACCAGAACTACCATCCGTTCCACTTGTTCCTGATGAACCATCCGTACCACTTGTTCCTGAACTACCATCTGTACCACTTGTGCCTGAACTACCATCTGTTCCATTAGATCCAGAAGTTCCTGAAGAGCCATCTGTTCCACTTGTGCCGGAAGAACCATCTGTTCCGCTAGTACCAGAACTACCATCCGTTCCACTTGTTCCTGAACTACCATCTGTACCACTCGTACCTGAACTACCATCTGTTCCACTAGTACCTGATGACCCAGAACTTCCACTAGAACCTGCAGTTCCTCCAGTTATCGTCACCGTTATATTACCACCACCATCATCAGCAACCGATGCTCCGTTGAAGGTTATTCCCGTAACACTCGTTACAGTTGTCGTTCCATCTCCAACGCTTAAAGGACTTCCTCCTCCTGAAGTAAAACCTGTTATGTTTACTGAACTACCATCACTATTATTTAATGTTAAAGTTTGAGTTCCACTACTATAGGTTCCTCCCGTTACAGTTCCCGTAAATCCTGTAATGGTTATTGTACCTCCAGTATTATTATATAAATCTAATGTTGTAATTCCTGAATAATATGTTCCTCCCGTAATTTGAACATCAGTTCCCCAAAATATTCTCCAACGAGCATCATCTCTTGTTGTACCACTAACACCCTCAATAGTAGATCCTGTCCATGCATCCATAAACGCTTGTCCCGCAGCGCTGTTATTTGCTATTTGATATCCAGTTCCCGCTTGAGGTATAATATCACCAGCGGCATCTGCCGCATCCCATAAAATTGTATAGTCAGGTATTGTATATTGATAAACAGTATCTGTTTCTTGTACATATGCCTGCATACCCACTCTTCTTCTACCTGAAGAAATCCCATCATTTTTAAGATTTACGAAGTTAAGAACTGGTGGATAATCATATCCACCACAATAAAAACTAATAGGAATAACGTTTCCTGAGTAAAACACATCCCCTCCTCCGTCATAAACGTCTTGTGGTATCACCCAATTTAAGTCAGCAAGGTTCCACACTTCCATGTATCCTCCAATACTATTTACACTAAAAAGTACACCCTGATCATTTTCTCTTTCTACCGAAAAAGGTCCCGCGATTATTGTACCTGATGTAGGATTTACATATTTAAAACTCATTTTTTCTTAATTATTACGTATTTTTTATTCATCATACTAATGTTCCTCCTTGGAAATAATTTGGTAATAACCCTGTGGACAATCTAAAATCAGTACTTGCATATGAAGTATACATTTTATATGTTCCCGCCGGTATATTTGTACTTCCAGAATAATTTATTATTAAACTATTATATCCTGTATTCATTGTTCTTGGAAGCATTCCTCCAGATGATACACCATTTTTAACGGTCGAGTATTTTTGACCATTTGTTGAACCTATTGATGCAAATACTGTAACCCAATTGCCTGTTGTTGCAGTAAATGCCCCTGAAGGTATTTGAACTGTTTGGAAGGTATAGGCAATAATCGGATTACCCCATACATCATTTCCTCCAGATGTTGTAGATACTGGTGACTGAATAATTGCGGGTTCATCCCCACTCGCAAGATTTCCTGTCCATCCCGGATAAGCCAAATACGCATTCATTTGTGCGTCAAATGTTGCCTGAACTAACGAAGGACCCGTACCTGAATTCCATCCTTTCCAAGTACTACCTTGAGATGTCATCCAACTATTTAAATTAGCTCTAGGAATCGCACTATTTGTATCAATAAACAAATAATCCATTAATCCAGGTTGTGTTGGAGTTGGTGTTGGTGTTGTAGTATTGGTTGGAGTTTGTGTTGGTGTTTCAGTATTGGTTGGTGTAATCGTATTTGTAGGTGTTTGAGTATTGGTAGGAGTATTCGTTGGTGTTTCAGTATTGGTAGGAGTATTGGTTGGAGTTTCAGTATTCGTCGGCGTCATAGTATTAGTCGGCGTCATAGTATTCGTCGGCGTCATAGTATTAGTCGGAGTTGCAGTATTTGTTGGAGTATTTGTCGGAGTTTCAGTATTTGTAGGTGTTTGAGTATTGGTAGGTGTATTAGTTGGTGTTTCAGTATTTGTCGGTGTTGTAGTATTGGTTGGTGTTGTAGTATTGGTTGGTGTAATAGTATTTGTTGGTGTTTGAGTATTGGTAGGAGTGTTAGTTGGAGTTTCAGTATTAGTTGGAGTAACGGTTTGAGTTGGAGTTTCAGTATTGGTTGGCGTTGGTGTAGATGTAGGAGTATCAGTAATTGTTGGCGTAGGTGTTTGAGTAGGTGTATCAGTTATTGTTGGAGTAGGAGTCTGAGTCGGTGTATCAGTAATTGTTGGTGTAGGAGTCTGAGTTGGCGTTTCAGTATTAGTAGGTGTTTGGGTTGGTGTCTCAGTATTAGTAGGAGTATTGGTTGGAGTCTGTGTAGGCGTTTCAGTATTGGTAGGAGTCATTGTTGGAGTTAATCCCATTGTTACCGTTGGCGTAGGTGTTTGAGTCGGAGTTCCAGTATTAGTAGGAGTATTAGTCGGAGTTTCGGTATTGGTAGGTGTATTAGTATTTGTTGGAGTTTGTGTATTGGTAGGAGTCTGTGTATTAGTAGGAGTATTGGTAGGAGTCTGTGTTGGCGTTTCAGTATTAGTAGGTGTATTAGTTGGAGTCGCAGTATTAGTTGGAGTTTGTGTTGGAGTTGTAATTGCAGGAGTACCACTAGGTGTCGGAGTTGGTGTTGGAGTTGTACATTCTAAATTAATAACAACGCCATAAAGCATTTCATTTCTTGTCTGAGCAGAATAATAAATTACGCTATTAACATAAACATTAAAAGGGCCTAAAGCATTAGAATTTGACGCTAATCTAACAATATATGATGTGCAACCAGTTACAGTTTCCTGCTGTTCAATAGTTGCGGAACAACCAGGTGCATTATTTGTGACAAGAATAGTATATGTGGACATCCGCAGTTTTTTATAAATAAATACCACAGTTATTCCATTTCAAAAAGAACAAAAAGATTTTTTTGATTATTATAAGGAACTAATCAATTAATAATTCCGTATTTTTATTTAAATGTGGATTTGTTGAAGTTAGGATTGTTGATTAATCGTGATATTAACCACGCATGACGCCAATTCAATAGTTATTTGGAAGGTACATCCAAAAGTACATTGTAGCACTTTAAATGTCTGACAACCATTATCATCAATTAAAGTTAATAAAATTTCAGGTGCCGTTTCAAATATCGCAGGTATTGTAGTATTATACTCAACAACAGGAGGTACTGTAGGTCCTGAAATAGTCCCAAGAAATGTTATATTATTCCCATAAATGTCCGACATATAAACATTTATTGGAAAAGTTCCCCCTGATATTTCTGTAATTCTTACTTGGTTCATGATAAACACGTTATGTCATAATTTATTATCAAGTCAATAACCATCTGTTGTCCATCTAATGATATATTAGCCGGATCAGTACTTATCGTTATCTGATTACTTAATGGATCAACGATAACATTTCCTACGCCAGGAACTGCCAATAATAAAGTTTTAATTGTATCGTACCATAAATTATCTGATGGTGCCTGAACTAATGATGTCGAGGTAAAGAAGGTATCACTTGTCGTCCATCCAGACGGTGTTACAGAGACTTGTGCAACAAAATCAGCACTAACCAAGCTACAACTCGTATTACCTGTAGTTAGGTCATAAAACCCTTCATTTAACATCTGTAGTAATCCATTCTTTGTTGGCGATTCAAGTTGGAATATTTCTTCCCCCATAACATAAGTTTGATATGACACATAATTACTATTACAATTAATAGTAGTACTTCGACTTAACACACAACTAGTACTATCAATAATACTTAAACTATATGTTCCCGCAGTTAAACCCGTTAATTGTATTTGTTGTGGATTTCCAGGCACATTAGATGACCAGTTAAATGTATAAGGAGCAGTACCCGAATTTATAAATGCGGTTATTGATCCATCACTTCCTCCACCACATGATGTACTATATAATGAGAAATTTAAAGGCTGGCTATAAGGAACAAAAACATTAGAACTTTGAGAACATCCTGTAGCGTCAGTCACAACAACATTATGTGTTCCACCCGCAATATTTGTGAAAGTTACTCCAGTTAAATTAGTATCAATAATATTATTTAATCCATCAACAGAGTAATCTAACGGTAAAGTATATCCTGTTGTAGTTTGAACTACAATAGTACCATTTTTCTGATTACATGAAGTTGTAGTACCTGTTAAAGCAATTGTAAACTTATTCTCTGTAACTAAAGTAATTTCTTGTATTGTAGAACATCCTGAATTATCTGAAACGGCAACAGTATAAGTTCCCGAATCAAGACCTGTGAAAATGTGTGTTGTCTGCGAATTAGTCACATTTACCTGATTTGAGTTTGGATAAATTAAGGTATATGTATAAGGAACAGTTCCACCAACAACTGACACCGATATTTGCCCATCAACACTCGAACAAGTCGAATTTTGTCCTTGCATACTAACGGAAGTAATACCCTGAGGAGCAACTAAACTTGTTCCAACTTGTAATTGACATAATCCCGCATCGGTAACAACAAAATTATATTGTCCCGCAGATAATCCTGACACTGTGAAAGTTGTTGAGTACGAAACTAAAACATTTCCTGAAGACGCCGAATAATAATAAGGAGCAGTTCCACCTGTAATCGTTAGACTTAAAACCCCATCAGACGCAAAACAAGTAGGTGGTGTCGCAGTAAATAATCCAAACCCAATTGGTGACACATCCACCACAGTTGCCGTTTGAGATTTCATACACCCATAATAATCAGTGACAGTAACACTATAAACGCCAGCCGTTAATCCTGTTATAGCACTTGTTGTCTGTCCATTACTCCAAAAATAAGTATAGGGAGAGGTTCCTGTTGCTCCAGTAACCACAACCTTACCAATAGGTGTTCCCCCACAACTTGAATTTGGTACCGTCCATAACCCAAAATCAAAATCTTGAGAGTTTTCAATAATAAAACTTTGGCTTTGCCCTGTACATCCCCCATAATCTCTACCATCCAAATAGTAAGTCCCACCGCTTAAGTCGGCAAAAACAATTGTTCCATTGTTTGTTGTTGCAGATTTAACAAAAATATTATCAGTAGTATAAAGATAATAAGTTGTTGATGAATTCATTGATGTAGATGAACCAGTTACAGATCCATTATCTAACCCACAGGTAGTACTTTGAACACTATTAACCGAAATACAAACTCCATTAGATACCGGAATATTAATATAAAATTCACTATTAATCGGTAATGTAGAATCATTCACCCTAACACCATAAACATTACTGTATAATCCCGTTTTTAATGTAGGCTCATCAACGACAACATCATCAGGTGGTAAATATGGACTTATCCATTCAGCAGTGTATGGAGGCGTTCCACCATATAAATAAAGCGAAATTATTCCAGACCCTGTATTTGTACAATCACCTGTTACTGATATATTATAATTAAATGCCGACATTAACTATTATTACAATTTATGCTTATGTTTATCCCCACATTCAATGAAAGTGATTTATTAATATCTCTTTCAGTACATGTTAAGTTAGTAATTGTAAGGATATTACCATTCAAGAAATAAGTATACCCATAATCATATATTTCTGGTAGATATTCTATAACAGCATTTCTCCATGTTCGATTAGTAGGTACATCAGTATAACCATATCCACTATAGAAAGTTTGTTGAATTAAAATCTCATTATCAATTCTTAAGTCCACAAACCAACTAGTCTGTACAGAACTTTTCACACAATCATTTAATGTTAGACCACTTTCCGCCAACATTAAATTAACTCTATTAGTAAGAATTGCATTAAAATTACTTACATCAATATCACCATTTAACCACGGATAGATATTAAACTCAGTATATTCAGTACTACAGTTATAATCAAAAATATTTGAAATAATATAACACGGATCAATTGGTACTGGTATAAATTGACATCCTCTCTGTCTTCTATAAACAAACTTTTGTTTTTGGAATATTGAGTTCTCCATCCTAACACCTGTATTCCAAATAGTCGTTGCCGGAACCATTTGTTCAACAAGTTTCATCCAATATGGACCGATACCATCAACATAATCAATTAATTTTTGATAGGTATATTTGTTATTTGGAATTCCAACTGTTTGTTCCGATTCAATATATTTCCAAAAAATAGATTGTAATGTTGGATATCCTCCAGTTTTACCATCAGTAATATATTGTCTATTTCTAACATTAATCATATTTTGCCAGAAAGTTTGAGAAAATTCAAAGAAAGTCTTTTTCTTTGGATTAGGCTTAATGAATGTCCAATCAACACCTCCAGGTACTGGATATCCAACTGTTAGTCCTGATTCAGGAATTGGATAGTCATATGTTCTTGATTCATCCCAAACATCATAAAGTAGTCCTTGTGACGGATTTAGAAAAATATCCACCTCTTTTGAGTTAATAACCAAATTCTCATTATCAACATAATAATAAGCATTATAATCTCCCTCTACAGATACTCGTATTCTATTATCTTCTTGTAACCAAGATTTATTATTATCAACAGTTTGACTTAACTTAAACCCTTCATTCATATATGGGAAATCCCTAAACCTATCAAGATATAATTGTCCATAAGTAAAAGGTTGCAATTGAGTCTGAATATTATAATTCTGTCCTGTATAAACTTGTCCAGTTATTACCACTTGATCAGGACTTCTATGTGAAGGTGTTGATTCATACCATCCCGCTCCCAATTGGAAGAAATATGTTTCTGTATTAACAGGAGCTTTAGGATATCCCAAAGCGTCCATTGGATAATCGGCAAGTAGTATATTGGCGTTGGTATAAGTATTTGTGGAAGTAAATGCAGTATAAACTTGTCCCTTTATCTTATATGTTGATCCAGGCAGATAAGATGGAGTATGCTCAACATAAGTACCACCTGAAATAGTCGCCCATTGAGTATAGAATTGATCCAAGTTAATTCGTTGATCCGCAAGATAAATGTATTCATTAAATTCTACCAATGAATCTGGCGCTCCAATCAACCTCATCATAAATTCAATAGATCTTCTTGTACCTTTAGATTTGAAAAGATACGATGCGTTCAATATCAAACTTCTATAAAAAGAATAGTTTAATTCTGTAGGTGTCATCGCCCTTGCATATCCAGGATATGTCGGTGTTGATGTATTTCCAAACACAGAACTTAAAAAATCATCATTTGTTATTGGAGAAAAATTTGATGACCACCCTAATGTTTGGGCTAAATTAACCAAAAGTTCTGATGGTATGTCATTTGACGGATTATAATTTACCGAATTCATGTATGCCAACCCATCTATAAATTGTTTTATCTCATCAAAGCTTCTTCCATAAATTTGAAATATCTTTTCAACTTTCTGTCCTAAGGTATCAAACTCTTTTAACGAATCTGTAACTAAAAATCGAGAAATTAAATTGGTCTTAAATGAATCCAAATTTATTGCGAGTTCTTCTAACCTAGTAAGATAATCGTCAAATAAATAAGAACTAATATCCAAGTTCCACGCCCCATTCTTAGGCCAAGTAACCTGTTGATAGTCAGTATAAAATTGTCCCGTCTCATTTTGTTGTGGTACTTGAAATATTGCGGTATATGGTGGACGAATTAATCTGTTGGTTAAGAATTTTTCAACCTCATCAAAAGTTTCTGCGAAAACCCTATCCACAACAAAATCATTTGGTCTTATTTGGAATTGTTCATTTGTTGTTGTGGCAGTTACACCAAAAGGTGCACCAGAAACATAAAATGAAATATACCCACTACTTAGTGTATCTGATGGTTGAAAAGAAACAACCTTATAAATGTTATCATTAATACTAACACAATAACTTAAAAAGGTATTATATAAATTTCTATATGGAGAAACCGTAATTTCTCGTAAATTCAAATTTGTCGCAGCACTTACAGAATAATCAATATCAAACGGATTGTTAATTCTATCAACATTTACCTTAAAATAAGTTTCATCTGATTGTTGGTCATATACAATATCATAAGCAGTATTTGCCGTCAGATATTCAAAGTTTGAGAACATGATATCTAACGATGCCGGGAAATAATTAATAATATTGGTTACTGAAACACTAAATCTTTTACTCAAAGACCCATACATTGAAAAATTTAAAACTTCAGAAACATCATAATTAGGATAAACCCTAAATTGAGTCGCCTGAATTCTTCTACTTTCCGTTAGATCTTGAATATTTAAAGAATCCAAACTAATTGGATCTGAGAATGCACCGACATTAAATGTCCTATCCACCTTTTCAGTAACAGATGTTGTAAATTCAAAATTACCTTGCGTTAACCCTCCTCCTTGAACTGTTTGTAACCCTACAATATTATCAGAAAAAGTTGCAGCGCCACTTCCAGGTCTAGGTGGATAGTAATATTTAGTCGTGTTTTGTGTTACCGCCATTAGCTACTTATGTTTGTAAAGTTTTTACTAAAATCAATATTATTACCTCTACTTTGTCTAACCTCATATAACAATGCGTTATATTGGTCTCTAATTTCATATAAGTTATATTGTCTGTAAATGTTGTTGTTCGCGTCATAGATGGTATAAATTCCATCATCAATAGATTTGGTCTGATTACCATAAAGAGCAATTGCCAAGGATGAAACATCGTATTCAACCATTTCAATATCCAAGGTTATTGGATTAAAGAAAGTATTTGTTATTATAATATCTTGATTGGGCTGTCCAATATATGGAGTAGCATTAGGATTATTCGTTGGTGACGATGATGGTGAGAGAGTTAAGAAAATTAAATTCGAATCACCTGTAACATATCTATATCTTATCGCCTTTTGTGTTGTGTTAACCTCGTTTGTAACAACTGGCTCACAAAAGAAACAAGATGTAACAACTCTAAAGAAGTTAGGTATCTTAGATCCATCAGGATTCAAATATTCAATTCTAAATCCTACCAATCCTTGTGACACAAATTTATTCTGAAATTGTGTTGGAACATTTGTGATATCAATCACAATTCCTTTAACATTAGGTAATGCACTGAGCACTCCACAATCCGTAATCACAGTTCTAATTTGTGCTGGTCTTAAATATAAAGTATAAAATCCCAATGCATTAAATTGACTTGCAGGTAATGTTAAATTATATAATCCTCCTAATACCTCAACACCCGCATTTCCTCCTGTTTGAGAATTAGCAAAATAAGGTCTTAATAAAGTTTGTGCGTCCAATGTTGTAAGGACAAATTGATCCGTAACATCCCTGGTGGGAGTATAATTCATAATGATGTCGACATCCGCAGGACTTACGTCTGAAGGTCTTATAGTTCCATAACTAGCAATCGCCATTTTTCTTTTATTTTATAAATAGTTTAGTTCTCTTTTTCAATTACACTTTATCCCGAATAACAACATTAAAAAAACCATAGCCGTAGTTTATCATATCCCCAAGGTTGTCTACCTCCCCAAGTCGTTGTACTCTTTCATAAGCACTATTCTTACCTCTTTCAACAAAAACATCTGTTTGTATCTGTGGTTGGTCAACCGCTTTCAATAAAACTTCATTCTTTGTTATTGGGTATGCCACTAAATTTTCCGATGTTAACCCTGAAGATTGCTCAAAGAAAATAGTTGTACCATCTGAATAATCATAATAATATATTCCAGTTATTGTATATGCCGTGTACACAGTATTATAATCAGTTATAGATCCCCATATCTGTCCATAACTTATTATAGGTAAATTAAGTCTTTGATCTAATGTCAAATTACCATATGGTTTTAACTCATTAATTCTTGATTTAGTAATCCCTGAAATTGTAAATGGAACAGAGACGTAATTGTTTGAAGTCTGAGCAGATACCACATTGACAGCATCTCCTGAAAATATATAATCATAAGAAACAGGAGTTCCGATCCAATTGCCATAAGATGGTGCGAAGTATGCCTCCCCTGTTGGATTATAAATCGTTACATTCTCATATGGTGTTGAAATTGTTTTTGAAACTTTTGTTACTCCCCAAGGATTAGTCTGTTCTAAGGTTATTGTATAAGTGTTTACCTCGGCAGCATATGTGTGCATTATAGAATTTGGTGAGTAAGTCGTAATTGATTGTTTTGGACTTCCGTCACCCCAATCAATAATATATGCCGATAGATCTAAAAACTTTTGAAATTCATCAGAGGTGTTATAAACATAATAGTTATATGGACTACCTGTTGTTGCGGAGAATAAAAAGTTCGCAACAACATTTTTTTGTAATACTGCCCCATCAAAAGGACTATAATACCCTGCGTCAACGGCACTCTGTCTAAACAAAATTGGTATTGTTAATCCCGATAATAAGGAACTACCATTTGGTCCTGAACTAACAACCTGTGTCATTGCCGAATAAACCCCCACAGGTGTTCCACTGTAATTAATAACCGATAAGTCTCCCTTAATCGTTTCAGGTGAAATTATAATGTTATAATAGTCTTGCATTATTGTGGGTTTACATATTCATACCATTTTATTGGAACATTAGTTCCCATCCTTTTTCCGTAAGTTGTACTATTTGTATTAATGTCTATTATTTCATAGTTCTGCGCGGCATAATCCAATTTGGTCTGATAATAAAAATATTGTTGATTATCAAAAGTAAATTTATCCCCACCATCACCATTGATTGTCGATTGTGGCATATTCATTAATTTCGTGAATATTCCTTGCTTTGCATTATAAAATTTGGCGGACATATAAAATGTATCAATATCCAAAAATGTTCTTTTCTTTAACCAATAAAAGAAAAATCCTTCTTTATCTCCAATATAATCCAAGATAAACTTTGGTTTTTTAATAGAGACAGTTGTTCTTTGCATTTGGGTAACCATTGTTAATCCTTGTTGCGTTGGAACTATTACTGTAAAATAATTAATCTGTTTCTTATTATCTTGTGAGTCATAAAAATCCAATTTAAAAAATGAATTCGTATAACTATTCGTATAATAATATACGTCTTGCGGCGTAAATCCTTCTCCAAGATAACTTATATTCCAATTCGTTTCATCATTCAATGATCCTCCCGAATAAAAATAAAATTCATAGTTAACTTCCGTGTTATTTGTTGTGGCTGTTGCCGGAGCATGTGCGAATCTTGAAACCTCAAAATCTCTATCAGGACCAATAACTTCAGTTATCATCTGAGTTTCATATTCATCAATTGCCATATCTAAACCAAGATAGTCCCAAGAAAGTTGGACGGGTATGGTAATTGACTTATCTGTCAATCCATCTTGTTGTATCACATATTTACTCACATCCATCGATAATTGGTTTTGGTGTATAATTTATGGACAAGATCGCCTCATTGTAATTTGCCCCCTCAGGAATTAATCTAAACATAACATCCTTAAATGGATATTGCGCCCCGTTTAAATAAGGATAGTCAACACCTCTACCCAAGTTGTCAATAAACCCATAAGTATATAGATCCCTCCACCTAAATTGATTATCCGATTTTGAGTAATAAGAATAACTTGGTATACCATCAACTATCTGAGCATCTCCAGTTTCAATATAATCTGAGAATACTCGTATGGTCATCGGATTATGAGGAGCATAATAATATCCAGGAGAGTTCGTATCACTCTCAGATGTTGTTTGAAAAACATGCTGATTATATTTTATCTTCTGATAATATGGTGAAACAACCCTTTCAACTTGGTAATAATCATTCCATTCACAGAAATCTCCATCAAGGGTATCTCCGACACTTAATACATTATTATAATAGAATGTCTTGGTAGCGCCATTTGTTAAGGTATATGAAGATGTGGTGATGGTTGTATTCGATTCTTGGTTGTTTAAATCCCACCAAGAATTTAATTTTTTGGACATATTAAATTGCCATCCTTGTTTTAATCCAACCCCATTATATGGTTGATTAAAGTATCCCGTATAACCCCGATTAATTATTGTTAAAAATAATTCGGTTAATGGTCGTTTCTGATTATCTTTTAAACCAATTAAATTCACATCATGTGCTGTCGTAACATCATAAGCATTACTACCAGTTTTTTGAGAAATCCTTGTAATCTGGTTTGGAGTTATCGAACTATATTCAATTTTTCTTTTTTCATTAAATACATTTTTCTCAAATGCTGCCTTAGTCATTAATAAGTCATCAACATTTGTTAAAATCTTATGTCTTCTAACATAATACTTTGATCGAGTCTCCAACAAGTTATCAGGATTAACAACCCTTTTAAATGTTCCTGTTGTGCCAGGACTGAAAGTTGTTCCAGTATATCCAATATCAAAAACATTAAATGTATAAATATCACTACCAAATTGTCCATTACCCAAAGAAAACACCTGAAAAATATTTGAATTACGATAAGTTAACGAGAGTTCCACAGATTCTCCCGGTGTTAATCCGTGAGACGCAATACAATTAAACGCAATAAGACCATTACCGTCACTTGTTCCACCTGTAATTACAAAAGGTATACCATCACTTGCAACCCATGTTATATTTGAAGAATTTGGTGAGACATAAGTTAAACTTTTTTGGTCGTCATTTTCAAATGCATAACTTAAATAATAAGTCCAATTATAGGTGTACGCACTTTTTGATTTATAATCAATATGTTGATCATTGGTGTTTACCCTAAAAAAATCAAATTCATAAAATTGTGGAAATCCTGTCCATTTAGTTGTCGTCATCGACACATCAGGTGTCGTATAATAAAGATTGTTCTGAAATGGGATATATGATGTGGTTCCAGTATAAGTGTTATCGTATAGATAAGTAATTTTAAATGTCGGTCTAAAAACAGTACCTGCCTGCCTTTCATCGTCATATACCTGAGCCAAGTTAATCGTAGAACTTCTATCGTATTCAGTAATCTCTTGACTCTGAGATTCTAAAGAAACAGAAATTTTTTCGTCAATTGCCGGAGCTCCCTTATATTTTAGATTACTTGGTATTATTGTAATGTTACTCATCTACCGAATATTTTGTTTTAAATTTATCTAAAGCCGATTTACCTTTATTAATCCCAAAATAGAACTGAAATGGTGCTCCCACAATAAACGATTTTCTAAGACCACCAGTCGAAATATAATTACCATTTGCGTCTATATTAAAGATATAACCACGAGCATTCAAATTATTAACACCCGAAGTTGAACTCCAAAAATATGGTGTATCTGAACGACTTCTATCTAAAGACTGATAAGGAGTATTCTGAACAATATCACTTTCATTTGTCGCCCATGTATTCTTTTCATCGCCAAAAATGGTATTTTGATTGTTTAATTTCCATTTATAAAATGGAACCACCTGTGATTTAATACCATATGGATAAGGATAAAATCCAACATTATTAACCCCTCTAAAATCAATAACTCCAGGTGTAAGGTAATCTTTAAATTGTAAATCTTGAGTTGTTGATGAAAACCATACCTCCATAATAGGACTACTTGAAGTTCCCCCTATAGTCATTGGTGGACCTTGAACACTTTGATAAAACTCTTGTGAGAAATTCACATTTCCCATTTCAGAATTTATTGATGTCAGTTGAGCAAAATCACCATCAACACGTAAATCCGCTCTTGAGAATAAAGCATTTATTGACCCACTACCAAGACCTGTTAGTTTACTTAAGAAACTTGATGTCGTCATTCTACTAATTGCAAAAAAGTTTACAAGATCCGAATTATCCGCATAACTTGACGAAGTTAAATTAGGTATGAGATAACTTTTTGTTGCCGGATCAAATGTGATTTCAGAATAAAAATAATCTTTCATTCCCAAATTAATCATAGTTGTTGGAAACATTAAATTCACATCATTAACTGCGGACTCATTTGCGGTTCTGACACCAACAAATTTATTCGATGAATCATTATATGGAGTACTCCTATAATAGAAATTATTTGTTTTTTCATCGAAGTATGTGGTATCAGTACAATATCCCCCAATGGTTGCTTGATTTTTAGAATTATATCTAGTATTGACTTGAATTGGAAATGCGAATAACGACCCATTTATCCAATTGTTTGTAAAAGTTTGTGACAAAACTCCTCGACACAACCCATAAGTAAACCGATATCTTGACGCCCATTCTTCAAAAGCTTTAATATCTTTACCATTAATTAAATCGATAAATGGTACTCTCACAAAAACATAACATCCTTTTTGAACTGAATCAGTTTCAGCACATGTTTGATTTACATGAAAAGTATCCCCCCATCCCTGATAACATTTAAATTGCGTCATACCTGTACAACTAAAAGTTTCTCCCACTGTAAGAGAGTTTGGTAATCCTTCAATATCTGGAGATACCTGTTGGGCACCTGTCGTAAATCCCACAGATGTCGGTTCAATTCCAGCATCTGGAATAACATAAAATTCAAAATTATTATTTTGTTGTAATAAAGCAGGATTGATACTCCAACTTCCACCATCTAATTTATCCGAAGATGGAAGTCTATCCGTTCTCATCACATTCAATCCTTTGTTTGATGAAGTAAAAGTCATTGGAGTTTGATTGAACACATCGTAAAAAGTTCTTGTACTATATCTATACTCCCAACAACTATAATCTTGGCATCCTCCTACAATAGATTGTCCAATGGTCGCACTTCTTTTGTATGCCCACATAACCGCAAGACCAGATAAATCTTGAAATAATGGTGGCGTATTCATATATTTACTACTTTCAAGTCCACCCGCGACACCTGTTAACATATCATTCCTTTGTGTTCTTACACCAATTGTACTATATAAAGTTTCTGTGAGAAGATGACCCCCATCTATTTGATTATAATTAGTATTGTCAAGTGCCCCATAATACCCAACAGTACTTGAGGTAAACGCACTAAACTCAGTTCCTGGTGTGAAAAATTTAGATTGATAAAACATATCCGTTTGTACATTAAATGCACCAATTGATGATGTGGCAGATGCCACTTGGATAGGTATATTTGTTCTTGTATTTCCTGTAACTATAAATTTAGGGTCATCAATTGTACTACCAAAAATAACGCCTAACCCATACTTATTCACATACTTTGGAGAATAGGGGTCAACCCCTCTCTGTAAGATTAAAATATATTGATCACCAATATCATTATAATAATCTATTGGTCTAACTGTTAATGTATCATTTTTTTGATAACCACCCCCAGCAACAGTAGATCTTGGTCTCATGGTCTGAACAGTAGTCTCTCCTGTTAAAATATTAGGAAAACAATATGTATTTGTTGACGAAGAAGAAATATTCCAAATTTTTACCGCGTCTGACATTGTTATTGCAGTTATAACTTGAAAATATTCTCTATCCATTGGATAGTCTTGTCTATTTATTGTAGTTCCAGTTGGTAAATTATAGAGTTGAGACACATTTATAAGTTCACTTCCTGAATTAGGAGACGCATAATTCACTGTTAAATTGAATGCCGATGACTGTGTTGTTCCCGTTATTCCTCGTACAATACCATTATTTGTTTGTGCAGTATACAAGAAATTAGTATCCGTAGAAGAATAAGGACTAACAGTTGTTAATAAATCACCAGCCTGATATGCGGCAATCGATAAAACTGTCGTAGTATTATCAAAATGATAATTTGTACTACTATTATTATAGTCAGATGAAAATGTTACTTTAATTTTATTAGTACCATAGAAATAAGAAAATCTTGAATTAAATATATTAATTCTTTCTCCAATTGGTAAATCATTCGTTAACCCCCAATGTGCACGACCAATACTCGGGATCGTATATGCATTTGATTTTGGAACTTTATATATTGCAGGATTTTTAACTTGTATATTATTACCAGAAAGTACTTCAGTATACATTACTGTTTCAACGGAAATGTCCTCTTCAGATTTTTTTAATGTTACCGCATTATCATAAAGATATTGTGAAAAATTTTCATAATAAGATCCAGGACTTGATAAATAAGAAAGTGTCCCACTTGTTGTTCCAGCAATTGGTTGTGAAGTAAGTGTTGTTGCTTCACAGTCACAAGCGTCACAATCAGGATAAGTAATCATCGGCATTCTTATCTGAAATCTTTTATAATTACAAATATCAAATCCAAAAATACCACTTAAAATACTACAAATAAACCCAAAAGGTTTAACATTAATAATTGGAATTTTAATATTACAAATAAAACAAATTGCCGAAGTAAAAAGAACCCATAACGCTAATAATAAATGAATCGTAAATAGGAGCCCAATACCAATTACTTGAAAAACTTGTAATAATAAAGAAACAATAAAGAAAAGCCAATCAAAGTTTTTAAACCCATCATTAACCGGAAATTTATTAATTGTTGCAACACAACTATTATTATCAATTTCTTTAATTCCAACAAATTTACCTCTAGTCCCTTTTTTATATTCATCAATAAGTGAAGAGACAGTATAAACTTTATTAAATTTAAATTCATAAAAAGTATCATCAGCATTTATCATTTCATTTAATCTATCAATCTTTTCAGATCCAATAAACCCATCAGTATATCCACTCCACGCTAACCCAAAATAATATGAACTTGATAATCTGTTTCTTCTATTTTGGTCTAATGATCCCAATGGTGTGTCTCTTCTTGCCGATCCAGTCCATCCATGCTCTTTAATATTTGGAACCAAATAATATGCTCGCCTTGTTGGTAAGGCAATATCATTAGGTTGTTGCCATTTCACCTTAAACCGATATTTTCCTTTTGTTGGTATTCCTATTGCAGGATTATTTGAAAGTACTGTTTCACCAAATTGATTAGTCACTAAATAATCTAAATTCATCGGCATCTCCGTAATCCAAGTACCATCACCATCAATTATATTTCCCGCCTGTTCTAACTGATATTCTTCCAACACCGGATTACCTTCACTATCTTGGTCAGCTGTTTGTCTAATCGCCAAAATTTGTCCAGGACCTGTAATTAATCCACACATGTCACCCAAATTATCTTTTGGCTTACAATTTTTTCTAACCCTCATTTGTTGTGAAGAAGAATATAATGACCCCATGAATACTGAGGTTGGTTCAATATTAATATTAGAACTATCTCTTAAGTCAAAATCAGTTCTGCTAATTGCAATTTGACAAATATCAGGATCTCCCCATAAGGGAGAAACTTCAATACTTTTTGTTAATGAAACTATCTGTGGTAAAGAATTTAAATCAGTTGATGTCCTGAATTTATTTCCAGCAACTTGGGCTGGTGTGGCTAATCCCATTCTAATCAAATCCTGAGGAGTAAGGGAAAACTCTCCAATATCTGAAAGGTCAACATCCATGAATACTGTTTGATTACCCAATGGAGCCCCCATAATCATATAATCACCACTATCATTTGTCTTGGTGGTAAATCTATAATATTTGTCATAGATTTCAACGGCAGTAAGTCCTGTTAAAGCATCAATTCTAGATGGTAATGTTCCTGTTGCTGCGTGTTTAGAGTATGATTTTTCGTAAGGTAATAGATTATACCTATACCCATCTTCATTCTTATCAGCAGGAGATTTATAAGGATAGATACTTGATATAATAGGATTTGATTGGTCAACACTATCAATTGGAATAAAGACAGACACTCTGGCGTTTGGTAAACCGAATCCACCATTTGCTGTCACCCTTCCAACTATAACACCATAATCAGCACAACTCCTAGAATAGATATCACTTTGTTGAATCTTTAAAGATAATATCTCCAAAAACTCAAAATCTTGGTCTAGTTGGACATTGATTGTTTTGTTTGTCCCAAGTTCTGTTCTTATTCTATATGATTGACCCATGAATCGCTTTAATTTATAAATACTTTATGTGTAATTTTTAAAGACAAAAACACACCTTATAAATTATAATCTAAATGGTCAAGAAATAAACTTGTTAGGAGAAAGTAACTGATTGGAAATTTTTGACTAAGACTTTGATGTCTTTATTAGGATATCTTATCTGATACACTTGAGATGGTTGCGCAAATATTGTATCATCAACAGGAAGTATTTGTTTAGTTTCAGGGTCTGAATATACCATAGAAGTTTCTTCTGAAGAATATTGTCCTCCGACATTATTAAACACATTTAACGACGCCACAGTTAAAACTCCATTTTGATTTTGAACAATACTTCTTATCTCAGATAGATAAACATTTTGTCCAAGTTGTCTCACTTGTGGGTTAAAATAGGTAGAAATCTTGTCAACAACATTTGAAATAACTTGTCCTGAATTTTGAGCAGAATCTAAAACAATAGAAACCTCAACACTTAGATCAATAACTGCAGCAGTTAAAATTGAAATATAATCATTTATCATTCTATAGTTAGAAAGATATGTTGCAACATTTTGTCTTAAAGTATCTGACACAATACTTGTTAGTTTACCTGATGTATCATAAGACAATAACTGAATTAAAATCTTATTGTTATTTTCAGTAATAGATACTTTGGCTGGCGCTCCAAATTCTGATGGCATATTTCTTATGATTGACTCATAATCCTGAACGGTAACTGCTCTCTTTTGTGCTGAGAAGTTAAAAGAAACATAATTCCTTATTTCTTCTAATGAAGGAATTCCTGCTCCACCAATTGCAGCAGTAACATTATTACATCTAAGAGAGTTAACCACAGATGAATTAGTTAATTCCGAAGGACCATTAACAAAGAATGTTACAGTACCTATTTGATTAATAACATTAGTCCCTAAATTACTACCTAATCCTCCGCCAACTCTATATTGAACAAACAATGTTGAGTTCGGAGTTAATGCAGATCCAAGTGATAAATTGTTTGAATATCTTTGTAAATCAATTGTCGCCCCTAAAGTCGTGAATTGATTTAATTGGTCTTGTGCTGTATTAGTCCCACCACCAAAAGTTAACTTTTTAAATCCTTCAGGCGTAAATTCACTTATAAATCTGTTCTGAGTCTGTATATACTTACCAACCTTTATTCCCGGTTGATCTGAAACTTTAGTTGGGTCCTCAATGAAAACTCTATCTTCTGCTAAAGCATCCACTTCATACCATTTATTTTGAACCCCTAAAAATTCTGCAGTGCTTGGAATGTTGGTGTACTCTGTACCATTTTTTAATAATGTACTTGTAATCCCCAAGACATTTTTCTCAGGTAAAAATAATTCAAAAAATGGCTTAACATCATTAGGAGTAATTACTCTCTTGAATACTTTTGTAACACCATTAACAACTAATTCTCTTTTAGTTATAGTATAATTAACTAAGACATTATTAGCATTAAAGTTTGGAATTTTTAATCTATTTGGATATCCTTGAGCATTATATGGTGATGCAAAGTTAACATCATAAATGTTTTCGAAAACAATACCAGCGCCACTAACTTGTGATCCTCTAGTTAATATCCCCAAATATCTCTCATCCTCTTTATCTCCGAATGCAGGAACTGTGATTGAGAAGTCCACTAAAGCAACCGAAGGTCTTTGTCCCGGTAATTTTAACCCGTAGGTTCTGGCGATATTATATATTGAGGATCTCTGTTGAGCGTATTGTAAAACAGTCTCTTGAATACTCCTGTCAATATGATAATGTAAATTGTCCGCAACTGCCGCGTTTAAATCTAAAAACACAGAAAAAACAGACGCATCATTAAAGTCTTGAATTAATTCAGGATAATACGTTCTTACGTAATTCAATAATTCAGTTCTTATTGCCTGATAATCTCGGGTTGTATAGGATATTGTACGATTTGCCATTTATATTAAATATTGATAATTATAAAATCACTTTGTGAAAAAGTACTTTTATTTGTTGCGTAATCGATTCTTACTTTTGCGGTGTATTCAGCAGTTCCTTTTCCGGGAAGTCTATACACTGACGATTCACTAGATCCTGCAGTATTAAGTCCTTGTGCAATATCAACCTCTTCCATCGGATCAGCAGGATATATTGTAATCTGATTCAGTAATAAGTTTGGCATAAATGTCGCAACTGCGTCACGAATATCTGATTCAATTGCACTAAAGGTCAATCCATCAAATGGTTCAAATATAAATTCATACAATCTTGTACCAAAATTTGGTAAAAAATATCTGGATCCTTTTCTAGTTAATAAAAGATGAATTAAGTCCGCTCTTACTTCCTGCGACTCTAATTCAGTCAGTTCTAAATAGTCCCCCTGTGATGAATTCCTAAAAGGAAAGTTTAACCCATATGTAATCCCATCTGCCATATCAAATAAATATACTTTGTTTATTTTTTTGTTGTAGTTCTATTTTGTAGATAAAAACAAAAAAAAGGGAAAGTTATTACTTCCCCTTTTCTTTTTTCTCAAATTAAAATCTACACTGTTGTAACTTCACAAGCTCCTCCGCTACAAGCAATTTCACCACTCAAATCAGTTTCATCACTTAGTTCAACAATTCTAGATAAATCAACATCTTTTAAAGTTTCCATAAGTTTTTCATAATCCTCTTTGGTGCAATCCTCAAAAGGTGCCTGTTTATAACTGTGACTAGAATAAGGTAAAACTGAAAGACCGTTGTAATATTCACGATTATTCCACATCCACTCACCAACCGCAGGCCATTCATGATCTCTAACTGAAATAGTTGCCGAGACATTGTGAGCATTATTACCATTTCTATGTCCTGGTTTAATCCATTCCATTTGAACTTTTTTTACTCTCTCCAAAAGTTGGATAGGTGATTCATTTCTTAGAATAGACCCTTCAGGTGCTTTTTGTGGAATACTAATTACCGCAGTATCATGTGGTCTGAAATATTCATCCTCAATTAATTCGGGATGATAAATGCTAAGATAGGAATAGATTGCTTCATTTTTTCCAACTCGTACTCGTCTGATGTAATAGTCATTGTGCCAAGCATGAATCCCACTTGAAGTACCCAACGCCAACGAAGTTGTACCTGCAGGTTTAACAGTTGTTGTTCTTGCAGCTGGGTTAATACCTAAAATTTCCGCAACTCGTTTATTCTCATCTTTAACCACTTTAGATGCTGATTTCATATCTAAACCAAGAACCGCTCCTGATCCAATACCTGTCATTGAAATTCCAATCAACGCATCTTTCTCAGTTGTTCTCTGCCAAATAGGTCTTAAGTAATGGAAGTTAGTATAACCCGCCTGTAATGTTCCTAAGAAACTAGCCGCTCTAACTCTATCTTCATAATCCTCTTGAGATACAACATTTGACACATTTACCTCAGTTAAATTACAGAATTGGAATGGACGAAGGGCAATCTCGCAACAAGGGTTAGTACCCCAATCTTTATCATTAGATAGATAAATTCCAGGTTCACCTGAACCACTCGCTTCAATTCTTTTCCACACATCCATAAAATAATCTTTAGTAATCTTATGTCTCATAAGAACTGCAGAGTTATTTGATCTTCCTCTTTGTGGATTTGTTTCCCACCAAGATCCACTTTTACAACCAATCATTTCATCGTCAGTTGCTGAGAATAGGGAGATAAGTGCTGCTCTACGAATTCCTCCAGCAAGGACTGCGTCAGCAATATGGCAAACCATATCATGAACTTCAATTGGTCTTAGTTTTTCTCCATCATTCTTTGAATCTAAAATCCCCTCCAATTTAATAAGACATTCTTTTAGTGGTTGAGGACCCGGAGCTTTTCCACCTGATGTTACAAGTCTGGCACCCTTTGGTCTAATATCACTAAAGTCAAATTGGACATTAGATCCTGCGAAGAAATATGATTTAACCAACGCTTTAACCGCATCAGCCCATCCTTCTATTGAATCAGCAACGAGCCATCTTCTTCCTCTACCTTTGTTTGGTTTTCTGATTTCTGGTAATGAATCAACATGATGATTTTGAACCGAATAACCAACACCAGTTCCGCCTAAAAGTAAGAACATGATTTCAGAAAATACTCTCCAATCATCGATTGGTGCGAATGCGCAATTGTAAATTCTGTTCGGAGAAATTTCAATTGGTTTTCCGGCAAACTGCATTGACCTCATCGAAGGTAATACTTGTTTCTTGAAAACATACATGTAATTTTCTCTGATTTCTTTTTCTAATTGTGGGAAATGCTTAATATGCATTTCCATGTTTCTTGTGACAAGTTCTTGCCAACTCTCTCTTCTGTTTAATTCGGGAATATACTTAGCATACTTCATATGCACCGTAATCTCCGAAAGAATTCTGTTTGAAATGTCCATTTTTTTTAAAATTGTGTAAAAGATTTTTTATCAAAAATCGTCGATTTTCTTGATAAATATGTAACCGAATGATAATCGGCCTATAAATTATAATAAAAATATTAAGTTTTTTTTGAAAAAAGTAGATATTTAGTTATCCGTTATTTTGTTGTTCTCTTTGTTTTCTTTTCTCCAACAACTCCTTAACTCGATCTCTCTTTCTTTCTTCCTGTTGTTCTTCAAACCCTAAGAATGTTACCGAACTATCAGTATCGATCTCCAATAATTCATTATTAAATTTGCAGTTTTCAAAGACAACTCCGTCTTTTCCAAGACGGGATTTTGTGATGGCGATTGTCGCCAAATTCATTTCTTTTTGTTGAAGTGTCTTGGCAACCGTAATAATTACGTGACCAACTTGTGCCTTCTTAATTGATCCTCCCATTTGATCTGTTGTCACAACTTCCGAAGAAATTGATGATCTGTTACCTTGTGTTGCCGTCCAACCCGCAAGATTGAGTTCATGACACATTGATTCAAACCCTCTCATCGTTGACCCCTCAGCTTTCCACTCATCTTTACTCGTAGATTCAGGTAGAACACAATCAATATAATCCATTGTAATCATATCAATTTTATTCCCGTCCGCAATCATCTTTCTAACCTGAGCTTTAATCTGATTCATTGTCATTGTATCAGATGCCAATTTTTTCAAAACCAACTTATTCTTCATGGTTTCTCTAATTTCAGTAATCTTCTCAATAACATCTTCCTTGTGTAAAGTCAGATTATCTGGTTCAATTCCTGTCCATATCGTAAAGTGTTTTCTCTGAATAATTTTTGGATTATCCTCAAAAAATACTTGAAGAACATTATAACCAAGATTAAATGCTGTATTGGCAATCTTTGTTAGAACTGTCGTATTATGAGTTAACACATAATCCCTAGTTACATATAGTTCATCCGGGTTTGACACTTTAATACAAACTGCTTCCTCATCGTGAGAGTATAATATTGATTTTACATATTTTTGTTCAACATATTTAGTTCTTCTGTAATACCTCCCAACTTTTCTCAGCAACTTAAATGGTACAATACCATTAGCGAATGACATAGTCACAGTATAAGCTAGTTGCCCATCTTTTTTTTCTCCGTTATAAGTATATTCCGGTATTTTCGTATTAATTCTAACTGTCCCCCCTAAAGATAAGACTAATTCACGAATATCTTTTGACAATTGTTCTGAAACTGTTGTAAATTGAACTCTACCTGTTTTACTAACATATCCGTCAGTATCCATCAACCCTTGTAATAAAGAGACTCTAACACCTAACGAATTATAAAGATAATCACTTGGAATAAATTTATTATTGGATTTTTTATTCAATAAAGTATAACCATCCAATCTTTGTTTAATTCCTGTTTTTAAATTAATTACTTTGATGGTTTTAACATCATCCCTAAAATATTCATTATAAGATGAATGTTCATTGAGATTTTTAATATTTTCAAACATCTCATCATCTTTTGTAGATATTCTTATCCCACTATCACAAACACTTCCATCCCCTAACAATAACCCTAAAAGATATGGGTCAATTGAAACTTCTTTTTCTTCAAATTCAACTGGCGCAACCACCGGTAATCTGTAATTGTATCGTCCTCTTTTTTTGATGTCATTCACCATATCTATGGTTTTAACTACTTTATATCCAAAATTTGGACGATAAATAGATTTTCCATTTTTATCTCTTGTTTTAGCGGTCCTCATATTAAGAGTATTTACACTCCAAAGATGTTCCTCATCACAATTAACATAAGTTTCATCAGTAAATTCTATTTTATGGATTGGCCTAATTCCTTGGGGATAAACCCCAAGAACATATTGTTCTTTACCGTCAGACCCAATTACTTTATCCCCAACTTTTAAATTACCCATAATATCCCATCCTTTGGGTGTCAATACCGGTTCTGAAATAGATAAGGACTTTCCAACTCCTGTCGGAGCTAAGATTACACCTATCTCTCCCTTCGCCAGACCACCTTTCAGTAGTCGATCAAGCCCTGTGATCCCCATTGGAATTGGGTGTCTAAAATCGTCATCTAACACCGAATCTAAATCATTGAAAACATCCGACTGTCCTTTGTCGGTTTCACCAACCTGAAGAGCATCTCTCACAAGACCTTCCACCTTATCGTAAGATTCAAAATCTCCTTCGGTGATAATCTTTTGTGCCTTGTCCATAGCCTTTTGAAGCTCTTGTTGTTTACAGAACTTCAAAGCCTTTTCCTGAACAAAGGTTACCCCTTCAAATGGCGCCTCTTTAATTTGTTTTAATGTGTCTAAGACAATCTTGACAACCAATTCTTGAGTGAGTTCAGACTTAACAATCTGTTCTAGTGTTTCAAAATTAGGGGTGGACTCATACTTGATGTAGTACTCCTTTATCATTTGTAAAATGATCTTAAAGTATTTGTTATCAAAGTATAAAGATTCTATAACATCCATAATAGATGACGAAAAATCTTTGTCTACTATAATCTGATTGAGTAGTTGTAACTGGAAAGTGTTTCCCAGGTAATCAAAATTCTTGTTCTTGCTCATATTAATTTTCCCCTATATAATATTAAATACTTACTTACTTAGATCAAACTCCAAGTATTTGTATGTTAAATTTTTTTCGGAAAAAATTTCAATTAATTCTTTGAGTACATCTTTAATAAATGGTCTTACATCCACCGTATAACGAACTTTCGGAGGAAAAACTTTTCCATCAAAAATTCTATGGGTTATCACTTGGTCACCAACCTTAACATAAATGTTGAATACTTCTGGTCCATCTGTAAAGGATGTGTCCATAACCAAAGGATCATGTATAATCGCGTCTTTGTTTTCCATCATATAAACAACAGTCTTCATCTTTAGATAATACTGAAGTTTGTTTCTGAGTCTGGAAATAAAGTCATATAACTCTACAGAATCTTTTACGTTAGGGTTAAATCCCTTAACATTAAAAAACCTTTGTACAACGATATTCTCATTTAAGGTTAATAAGAATTCCATCTTCGTGCTGTCTTGCTCTTTCATTATTTTTTTAAATTTTGTTTGTGTTTCTTTTTTCTTTTCTTGTTAACTTTAAAAACGGTCGGAGAAAATTAACCCAAGCATCGTCATCCTTAGGCAAATACTTGAAAAGACCATCCTCCATCATCATTCTCATCAAGTTTTTGTGACCCCTATCCATTGGGTCAATTGTGTCATTCATAATTTGTTCTACCATAACCTTTCCTTCATCCGTGATCAGTGGTTCCGAAAGGTCTACTATCTTTTTATTTAGTTGATAGAACTCCTCCCCAAATATACCGCTTTTTGTCTTACCAGTCAAAATATTCTCCAATGCTTTTGATTTTTTCTTTTGCCCATTATTTCGTGCAATAACCAATAATTCGTCAATAGTGCATGGTTTCTGTTGCAGATCAGGAAATAACTTAATTAAAGTCTTTTCTCCCAATCCTTCAATACCATCGATATTGTCAGATTTATCACCTGTAAAAACTTTTGTTAATAAAACATTGTAGTGGGGAATATCAATCTTGTTAATGGTAATCATATCCCCATTCTTAAAATATTGTTTAACAATTGGAGAATAGATTGTAACTTTTTCTGATATTAATTGTGTGAGGTCTTTATCCGCAGAAAAAACCATAACTTGTTCATCTTTTGAGATTTTACAATAATACGCAATGAGATCATCACCCTCATTGTTTGTTACTTCAACTTGTCTTACAAAGATTTCTTCAAGGTATTGTTTAACTCGGGATTTTTGTTGAAGATATGATTCATACTTATACTCATTCATATCTTGTCTACGATTTGCCTTATACTGCGGATATAGAGATTTTCTGACGGATGAGTTGGAATCCCCATCCCATACGACAACCACTTTATCGTGATTGTGCTCGTCAAGAAATCGTCTAATAGTATTAATGAAATGGTATATACCCCCAATGTGTTCACCATCATTGTATAGGTCTTTTACACCATGAAAGGCAATCTTAAATAAATTATCGCCGTCAACCAAAAGTGTTTTTGTCACTTTATTAAATTAAATTGTTCAACAATTTTGTTACTTTTTTTCAAATTATCTTCCGCCCATAATGGTTGAAGATTTGTATAATGACATAATTTGTAAAGTTCTTCTTCATTTTTTGCAGATGATAGTGGAACTATATGGTCAATATGCCACTTGCTTCTATTACCCCAACTCATACCATCAGTAAATTTGTTTTCTAAATGTTCTTTTAAAAATTCAGGTGAACATCCAACAATATCAAAAGTTTTGTTTTTTTTAGTAATATTAAGTAAAGTTGTATATTTCCAAATTCTTGACCTCATTCCAACAATTAACGAATAAATAGGCGAATTTTCTTTTTTATTTTTTTCATAAAGATTTCTTTTATTTTTATTATTATTTCTATATATTCTACATTTCCCTAATAATTCTTCTTTATTTTCATAATAATATTTTTT